ACCTGCGCTTGGATAGGTTCACTACCCGCCGTGATGGAAATTGTAGGATCTGTTTCTCCTGCCCCAGCTTCCTTATAAAATGCCGCAAGTGTTGCACCAGCCGGATCACTAGCTTGTCCGAGTGCTGTGTAACCTGTAACCGCATTAAATGTCCTGTCATAGTCACAAGCAGCCAATATCAGCAGGCCATCACCTTCATCATGCTTTGGCAGTTTAGCTGTGCCTGTTGAGCCATAAACCTGAACGACGCTGGCTTTTGCTGATCTGATTCTTGGCGCGTCATAGGTTGTGTATTCATCAAAACCTATTGAGCAGGTTGTAACACCTCTTGCGTCACCATCTGGATCAGTAGGTAAAACTGTACTGTCTGTTGTTCCGAGTCCTGATGTATGCCATGCCGTGTCACTTTCAGCTAAGTGATAATCATCATTCGCCGCATCTAAATAAGTAGGCGTACCGATAACACCTGATGAGATGCCAGGGTGTGAACCGTCAGACGATGAATTATTGCTGGCTGTAACACCTGTTACACGACTCCAATCCGTTGTGCAGCTACTAACGATATTATTTTTAAGCGTAAAATCTGCGTCGTTAGCAACATCAATACCGATGCCACAATTATTTACAGTCGTATTATAAATAAGCGCGTTAGGTCTTGAACCGTACTGTACATAAATACCATATTCTGACCAACCAGCAAAAACGGAATCTTGTATCTGTACCAGTACGCCACTTGATCCGCAATTAAAACCTTTGTTATTGCCGGTACTTAACCCATCACACAAAACCAAACAATTTTTTAGCGATACAACCCCGTCGGCCGTTGTGTGGTATGCATTGATTCCTGTTCTATTGAGCGTGTTGCCTAAGCGGTAGATCTGCAAACCGTTCAAATAAACATATGGCACACGAATATCAATTTGCTCAGCGCCAGGTGAGCCCTCAAATCTGAACACCTGATCATCATAACGCATACCGTGAAAATCATTATTGAACTGATCCAGTGTGATTGTGTGCGTAGCATCCGTTACCCAGGTGCCAACAATTTCAAGCACACTGTCTGCAGTTCCTTGACTAGCGCGAATATTAACCTTGTGCGAATAGTCAGCTGTCGGAAGATCAGCAGCTTCATTAGTTTCCCATGTAGGCGCATCCTCATAGGCATCTTCCCAGCTTGTACCATCATTAAGGCCAGCGGCATCCATATCAAGATAAGCAACTGCGCCAGCCATTAGGCAAAGTCTCCGTCTGTGATGCTTGTACCTTCATCATCTAATGATTGATCAAGCCCGTCACCAGATAATATTTTTCGTTTAATAAAATTCTTAGCTGCATTAAAAGAAACTGTGACCTCTTGCGTTTCAATTAAAGTAGTTACTTTCGGGTGGGATATTTTATCAATCGGCAAACGAAAGCGCCTGACTCTGCGCCTGGTGTACTCAGGATTTGCGAACCCTGCATTTTCTAACTTAAGATCGGCTTCAAGCAGTTTGTTTTTAAGTTTTTCAAATGGAATACTGTCGGGTATACCGGTTACATGAACATAGCCATTTTTAGGGCCTAGTCCTGTTCTTTTGTGCCAGCTTGACCCGTCAAAATACCCCCACGGCAAACCCGTGGCTTTCTGTATTTCTTCTGTCAGAATTACATTGCATGGATCACCAGGACGATAGCGAGCCGCTTCAATTGCTGGATCACTAACAATATTATCCAAGGGGATTAAAACAATTTGTATTGTAGCAACATAAGCCATATTACTTATTTTCCTTGATCACTCAGTAACTCTAAATGCTTTTTTGCAACAAAAAGCTCACCGATCACCGTGGAATTTTCCTGATCCATCTTTTCAAGATTATCAATCCATTGCTCACATTTTTCTCGGCTATATTGATAGCCTGCAGGCGGATCAATAATAATAGGATCGTTATTCATTTTTATAATTCTCCTGAAACCTGTCGAACCAGGTCATTCATAAATTGATTGACATCATTAGTAAAAACACCCATCGAATCAATCAGCTCATCACTTAAATGAGTGGTGCTATATTCGATAAAATTCAATCGGTCAAAGGCTAAATTTGTTAAGTGCTGATGAACCTGACCGGCATTAATAGGCGAGATAGATCCGGATCGAACCAGGTCCCACATCGGCCGGCTAATAAAATCATCAATATGGTTATTAGCCACTGAAAACATATCCGGCGTTATCCCGCTGTTAATACTGGCCCGATAAACCGTGCCATTATGGCCGATCGCTGTGATGTATTTGGTACCGGGTAAGCTCGCTGTAAATCTTAAATCAGGTAATGAAAGCGATGATGATGAGGGGTGATTGTGAACCACTTCAAACCGGCGAGACGGATCACTTAACAAACGAAGCTGATCCGGTCTTAACGAAACCGACCGCGCCGTGAGTGAGGTGTGAGTAAATGTCTGTATCCCGGTATTCATGTCATAAGCGGCCAGGTACTCAATCTCATTCCCTTTTCGCATGCCTCTCATGCGTACATGCCGATAAGCCGCATCTCTAACCTCAGACACATCAAAACCCGACTCGCTGATTCGTGTCGGCCGAACAACTAAATTATCCGGATCAATACCCTGACCAATTAAACGACCCTTGAGCACATTCCACGGCGTTGATATTTGATTTTCATTTAATAAACCAGCCTGTAACATGCCTTGCTTGTTACGGCTATTTAAAACACCATGCTGAATAGCGCCGATCTGATTATTTAGCCAGTCAATTCGGTTTTCTTTTCCGCGTCGATCATCGTCAGAAATTTCATCACTAAAAACTATTTCAACATAGCTGAGCGTATTCGGATGAGCAGGCCACGGACATCGATTGCGGTCCGGATAAACACCCTCTCCCAAACCGTAACGATTAACCCGCGCATGCATATCACACACATCGACATCAGGGTGTCTCGGGCTCAATAAAAAACGCCAGCCGCCGAAATCCTCATGCTCACCACCGGCCATCATATAAGCCTCACCGTGAGCGCGGTTTAATTCAGTGCGAAACAATCGCATCGCATTAGCTCTCGGGGATCCGGCGCCGGTCATCAACGCAGCCACACTGGCACGGCCAACACCGACTGCATTTGCCTGGTTAATTTTAGCGTTTAAATCAGCTGGAATGGCGGCGCCAGAATTTAATAAATTATTCGCCGCCTCGCTCGCGCTATGCCCCTGAATAATCGCGGACTCGATCGCATTACCGACAACCTGGTGCGCATGGTCTGAAACGCGCCAGATCCGATCAGACAACTGCAGGCCATCAGCAGCTCTGAAATTTTGCACAAACTGCACCGCCTCTGTGCTCACTCTTGTCAGGCTGTTGCTATCAATGACCGACTGAAAAGTATTAACACCCAGCGCCGCCGCTTCATTCAAACCGCCATTTAAAAGCTGCAGACTGTTACGATCAAGCTGGTCCAGAACAGAGTTAACCTGGTTCTTTAAATCATTAAGAACCGTTAAACCCAAATGACCATCGGAACCAGAAAACGCATTAATACTCGACTGTATTTCATGCGCTGCCTGTTGATAGACTTGCTGCAGATTAGTCAATGTCGATCGATCATACCGGTTCATGTTCGCCCGCGCTGATGTCGAGGCGCGATGAATAGCGGCCTGAGCAGCGGTGCGCGGATTATGTGCAAGAGCCAGCTTCATCAGTTGCTTGATCTCGAGGTGATATCCGTTGAGCTCTCACCTTTTTTCTGGTTACCAGGTGTCACCGATATTTTTTGCTTATTCGCGCTGTCCTCAGGAAATTCCTCGGTTAAATCTGACGGATAAGGATCACTCGAATTAATCTGAGCTTTTCGGCTCTGCAGTATTTTTTCAGGATCCTCACCGGCAACACTCCAGACATGCCGATCACCCATACCGAGCGCTCTGTGTTTCAGTGCCAGGTCCGCTCTCTGATTCGGTGTATCGGTGCGGCGCTCTGCAAACTTAACGCAAAAATCAAACTGATCCGGATTAATGCCATCAAATAATAACTGCAAGCGAAACCCCGCCTCATAAACCTGAGCCTGGATATCCTGCAGCGCATCAATCTCGTCATAATAATCGCGTTTTAAATCTTCCAGCACATCACGCGGCAAATCATCGGTATAACCAAATAAGCCTTTTGGTGCAGGACCACCGGCAAAAAATCCATCTAATAAAAATAAAATATCTGCTATCTCGCCCAGATTTGCATCACCCTGAATCGGGCTAACCGAGCTCTTTTTATTGGAATAATAATCGCTGGTAATGCCGCTCATTTGGTCTTTTTCGACATTGGTTTTATAAGTATTTAGCTCATCCTCAGTCGCTCCCTCGAGCGAATGACTAAGGCGAAACGGCGCACGGGAATGACGGCGCAAAACCAGCGCCTCCTCACTCATCATCAGCTGATTCCATTTTTCTCGAGTCGCATCAAGATAAGGCCGGCCCATCGATCCACGATCGTCATAATTATCCGGCGTTAATCGACCGACAGAAATTTGATACAGTGAAAAAGTCGCGGTCACTTTACCCGTGGTTAAATCGTATTGCTCATAGGCTCTTGATGGATCTTTGAACTGTCCATTATCAGAAACAATCGGATTAAAAGTCTCTGTCGGCATACGAACAGCGCCATTAATGCGGCGAGCTTTCAAATCTATCACCCATTGCAGAATTAAATTCCCCTCCATCACCATGCCGCGAGCATCGGACTCAAGTTTCTCCTGTTTATTAAGCCCTAACCGGCGAGAGTAATTCTTCCAGGCACGGCTCAGGCGTTTATTGTCCGAGCTGTTTTCCAGCATCAAGCCGCCTTTAACCACTGTTCTCGACATTTTACGATGAACAGTTTTAACTCGGCCGTCCTTTCTATCCATCTGGCGGATATCTAAAATCATGCCGTGCAGAGTAGGATCAACCCAGTTAAAACGATTTTGATAAATCATCATATTTTCTGGCGTTGATCTCAGGCCTTTTTCCTGCCCTGCAGGAATATAGCCGGCCTCACGTAAGGCCTGATTTTTTGCCTCAACCGGGACGGAATCTATCACTCCCAGTTTTAAAGCTCGCTCCTGAATGGCTTGTAAATTACGCATTTGCGCTTCCTCGATATCGTACTGGTTTAGGTAAAGGCCGCTGCAATAATTGAGCCTGAGTATTTGAGCTTGTGACAATAACGCCAGGAATAATATCAGCGCCTTGAGTTAAGTGACCCCATTGAGCCGCCATATCAGCATCAAAGAGATCGTCACCTAATTTTTTATTAATCATTTTGTAAGTGCTGTAACTGACTTTTGATTGTTCGGGCTTAATGTTGAGCGTTTGCTTTGCCAGCAAGCGCATATCATTAACCGCCTGATCATCGCCCTGAACATCATCCAGGTAAGGCATCACCGCCCGTTTATTGTGATAACTCTGTTTAACAGCCTCGGCCATTGAGTGCTTAGTCATGCCCTCAAAGCGCAAAGGAGCAAACGCCCAGCCGCTCCAGTTGCTCGCTGTGCTCTGACCATCACCAACAGTATGCCGGTCAATCGTGGTTAAACCTTCTGCATATAATTCATCATTCACAATTGTCA